TGCAAGTATCTTGCGTCCGATTGGGTCTTTGTGTAGTAGTCTCCGTCGTGGTTGTGAACCAAAGGCGCAAAAGTGTCATTGGCAACTGTTAAGATATTGCCGCTTGCATCAAAACCCAATAAACCCGCACGTGTGCCAGTAAATGAACTTGACGAAGTGTAGTTGACAAACTGCATTTGACCCGTTGCCCGAATACCACCAGTTACTTGAAGGGTCTTAGTTCCGTTTACCGTCACCGTACCCATAAGCACATAAGACCCCGCCAAAGTCATGCTGTAAGCATAGCCCGCTGTGGTTCTGAAATACATATTGCCAGCCCCTGCGTCTATGAACATATCACCCAAAGCCCTAATTGCTTGCCCCGCACCCAAATACATCGCCACCGCAGACCCATCACCATCGGCATACATCGCCCCGTTCACTCTAAACTTGTACCCGCCCAAACTTGCCGTTCCAATCCCTACGCCTGTACCGTTATCAAATATTTGTGAAGGGGTAAGAGTGTTTGTCGCACTGTATTTTGCAACATAGTTAATCGTTCCATCACCCGAAAGTTTAGCGTTCCAGCTATTAATATCACCCGTACCAATCGCTTTTACGTGATTAGGAACCGTTGGGTCTGTTTCGGTGTAGCTTGTAAGAAAATTAGGAACACCTGTAATCTTGCTGTAAGCCAAAGACGTTATCCAAGTAGGATTAGCGTAACTACCCGCAAGCTGTACATACAGGTCGTTATGGTTGTGAGTTGGCAACGACGTAAGGTAGCCCGCTAATGCGTGATTTCCCCACCCAAAAGACACATCCCAGTTGCTTATTTGCGTGGCAGTTATGGCTTTTACCCAACTTGGTACAGTAGGGTCGGTTTCCGCAGGAAAAGCAATATTGGCATTAGTGATACCCGTAACCCTACCGTAAATATCCGTCGTAATCTGTGGCACTTGGGTAGTGCTGCCACCTGTTAGGGGTGATACGTGCAAAGCTGCAAGATTCACCGTCCAAGTTCTATCCGCGCCCAAGGTTTGCGCCCCACCTGTCACTACGATATTGCTGGTAGTACCTGCGACGGTCAAAGAGCGAGTAAGGGGAACGTAAGTTGCTGCAAAATCGGGTTTACCAGTAATGTCAGCCCACGCGTGAGTATGCCCAAGTAATGAATAGCGAGCGTCACCTCTTGCGTTAGTCCAATACAAGTTTGTACCCTCTGGAATGTTTGTAGTCGTAAGTGACACCGCCCCGCTTTGCCCATTAACTGACGTAACAGGAAACAATATTGTTGAATAACTCAAAGAAGTTACCCTGCCATAAGCATCTACGTTTATAGAAGGGGTTGTGATTGTACTACCTCCCGACAAACCCGCATGAATCGTATTTAGATCAAAATTCCAAGTTCTATCTGCCGCTAAAGTTTGAATACTTGCGCTGATAGAAATGCGAGCCGAGCCGTTTAGGGTAATCGAACGCGTTAGAGGCACGTAAGTACCAGCAAAATCAGGAACGCCCGTGATTTTGCTATAAGCTAACGAAGTAATCCAAGAAGGGTTTGAGTAGCTACCACTCAATAAAGGGTATCTTGCGTCGCCACGGGCGTTAGTCCAATAAAGGTTAGTACCCTCCGCGATATTGGTCGTAGTCAATACAGCCGCCCCCGTAAGCCCATTCACCGACGTTACAGGGAAAGAAATATTCGTAGCCGTTAAAGCCGTCACCCTACCGTAAATATCAACCGTAGGTACTGCTACCTGTGTACCACTACCTCCCGTCAATCCTGCATGAATAGAAACCAAGTCTGCTGTCCATGTACGGTTAGCCCCTAACGTTTGAGTGCCGCCACTTATTGATATTCTGCCAGCCGTTCCCGCAACGGTCAAACTCCTTACTAAAGGCACATACTTTGTATCCACAAACGCTTCTACTCGCCAGTCGGCATAGTAAGGCCGCGTACCCTCTGGTAAGTCTGACGTTGTACCGCTAAAGGTCAGTGCGCCCGTTGTGCCGTTATAATACAAAGGAGGCGTTGCTGATAGTGCTAAGGTTGCACCTGTGTAAGAAATTACGCCTGTTGGACTAATAGCAATAGCTGTTCCTGCACTAAATGCAGCCCGTGCCATCGCGTCGGTGTATTGGGTAATGAGTGAATTTATCGCGCCCGTAGTAGGGTTGTAATAAATTCCCGTTCCCGATATTATAGGCGTAGTAGTACCTGTGTAAGATATTACATTATCAGGGCTAATAGCAATACCCGTACCAGCGGTATAGTTTGTGACTTGGTCTATGTGGTCGGCATCGTAAACATCTACGTAATCATTGCCTGAGCCGTAGCCCCTCAAGTACTTTACTGGTATGCGAATCTTGCCATCCTTGCGAACAACACCCGACGTTGCTGTAAACCATTCACCCCAAACATCGTTAGTCTTTTCCCTCAGTAAAAGCCCGTCATTATTCCCGCTGTTAGGCCAATAGATTTGTATAACATCACACCCGTTTGATTTTACTTCAAACTTACCCTCGCTGTCCGTCGTTGGTGGATAAAAGGTTGAGCCATTGACTGCAAAACCTCCAACGTTCTTTATTTTGTACAGGCCATTTTCAATCAACTTATTAAAATTGATTGCACCCGTCTTTGTGCCTCTCGATAGCGTTGCTGCTTCCTTTAAGTATTCAGCCGTATAAACTTTTCGACCTAAATCAATGGCCTTTCCATCCACATAATTAGATGGAACATTAACCATGTTGTAATCATCGGTAGAGCCTTCTACGTAGTAAGTCCAACTTCCTGCCGTTCCGTTGATAACCAACAAAGAACCGCTACGATAACTATTGCAGTTGATTGTTACCGCTTGGTCGGCAATGTATCGTATCTCTTTGGTATTTTCACCAGCCTCAAATACTTCAAAGTGGCCTTTGTGGTATAGGTTAGGAGGGTTTGTTACGCCTGTCCAGCTGTCGGCATCTTGGCGGTAAGAGCCTATTTTTAAAGCTGTAACGTCATAGGGGGCATTTAGATTGAATCGGTTTTTATATACTTCGTTGTTGGATATAGAATTATCTACTTCTTCGCCTCCTACTGCATCTACTACGCCTTGTCTGACATTGTTTTTATTGCCATTTGATTGTCCATTTCCCAAAAGCCCTTTTAATATTGAGCCACCAAAAACAAATAAGCCCCCGTAAAATTGATTTAGCTTTATGCCATTTTTGTAGTAGTAAGTAGGCTCAAAGTCGCTCGTTACTACCTCCATTAAAGTTACGCTATACGTGTCGGTTTTTAGCCCTCCTTCAATGCCTGTTACCACAAACACCGTAGAGTCAAAGCCGTTCATCGTAAAGCTATCGCCCATTTGTAAAGCATCACCCCGAAGCCTACCTTCTAACACCATGCAATATTTACTATGCTGACGCAAATACATTGCGCCCATCATGGCCTGAATATTTGAAGGTGGTGTTATGCCGCTACTTTGCCATTGCTCAGTGGTTTTATCACCATTGAGTTTGGATAGGTAAGAGTAATTTAGTGTATTAACAGGCTCACCAAATGGAATACTTATCTGTACTTTTTGGTCGCCAAACTCCGTATCTGGATTATCAAGCACAACCGTTGTGCTATTAACCGCGTCAGAGTCTTTACTTCCAAAAGAAATGTTCCTAATAAATAATTCAGCATTATTGTTTTGGGCGTTAAAGTTACAGCCTCTAAAAAAATACACCTTTACCCACCCGTCAGCGGGTGCGCCATCGGCTGATTCAATACTGTATGTTTCCCAATTTTGCTTTATTACAGCGTCGCCCGAAGCGTTTGTAGCTACATTTTTTACCAGTAAGTGCCGTACTTGTTTTCCTCCTTTTACTTTCTCCGCTCCATACCATTTTCCATCTGAACCCAAACCGTCGTAATCTATCGTTGATAAATCATCGTATAAATTACTGGTTGTTTTCTCTGTGCCTTTGTAGTCTTTGTAGGTAAATACTACTGCAATTTTAACGTCAGTGTGTTCAGTAGCCAAGTATTCAAACTCCAACTTTACCGACTCGCTTTTCTTTATTTCAAAATAAGTAGAAGCGTATTTTTCATCATAGCCAAATGCCGAAGATGTTGTTAAATGGTCAGGTGTTTTTAAGGCAGTAGGGGGTACGGTAGGCGTAAAATCGTCCTTCTTTGCCGCGCCTCTAATCCTGAGCATATAGCTACCAATACTATCGTCGCTTTGAACGAGTGCGTAATCAATACTACCACCAAACACCCAACCCGTCGTATCACCTCCAAAAAAGTTGCCGTTAATTTGGCTTTTCATTCGCCCGTAGTCATAAGCTACTTCCAGCCGCTTTATGGGTCGAGTCTTGGTTTTTTGTGCAGGTTCTTCTACCCACACAATAGAATTGTTTAACTGCGATTGGGTGCGAATAGGAACGGTTTGCCCTATTGATTCATACGTGCCATCACTATTGATTAATTTTCTATTAGTATAAACCGTTGTGGTAAATACCTGATTACCATTAGGCAGATACTCGTAAGCCGTAGGCGTAGCACTCTTAAAAGCGTCAATGCAAATGAAATGCCATTTACCTTTGCGTTGGTATGCCCACGCATAAAACGTTTGGCACAATCGTTCTAAAACCTCACGTACCGAAACGGTTTTTTCATCTTCAATAAACGCTTTGGGGTCTATCTGTACTTGGTTAATTGCGTTTGCGCTATTTGACATATAGCTGTCAAACAATAGCACAGACGTAACGGTGTTTAGCCCTAAGCCCGTTAAATTAAACGCGTATTGCAAAAACGCCCTTACGGATTCGCGGTCTTTGTAGATACTCCCGTCAGGTGCTTTAAAATCAATATCCGCAAGGTCGCCTAATCCATCCGTGGCCGATATTTCAAATATCCGCGTCCTGTCCTCTGCCGCGTAAATATCCTTTGCCAAATCACTTTGAAGCCAGCCCGAAAAAAGCACAGTACCCCCGTCTATTACCTCTGCTTTGTAATGACGTGGATTAGCATTGAATAGCGTTTCTACATTAAAAGTACTTGTATGAAGAAACTGAAACGTACAGATTAGCCCTACTACCCCCGCAACTTTTTTGCCGCTGCCATTCCATTCTAAATTAGGCTCATTATAGGCTGTAATAGTAACAACATCGCCCGTATAGCCATCTTCGTAAATAGCAATTTCGCGGGTTGCGCCTGTTTCAGCAATAAAGTAACCTCTATATTTTTGTCCGTAGGCCATTAAATGCGTCCTCTTTTAACTATTGCTTTGTCAATCTGCGTTAATAGCACTTTGTTACCAAAATACACGTTGGTTTGTGTATTGATTGCCTGTGTTGCCAATTGTGGGCTATTGTATCTACCCATGTTGACAGCCCTCTGAAAATAGGGTGTAAACAAATTCCCTAACTTGCTCAAAGGGGCTATTACTTCGGGGTTGTTTTTCGCGCCTCTATACTCTCCCGTCATCGAGAAAGTGGGGCCAGAAACAATACCGCCATCCGCAAATTTTACGGCTTTAATAGCCGCCCCTGCCGTAGTCAGAGCTGCGCCCGTTGCTGCTGTTTTAGCAAAAAACGGACTCAATGCCCCACCACTTAAAATAGACGCACCCAACATAAGACCAGCCTGCGCAAGCATTATCTGTCCCGCTTGCAACAACATATCCCCAAAGGCGTGAACAAGCCCTTCACCAAACGCCTTAAATGGATTTTCTCCTTGGGCAATTGCCGTCCCAAGTCCAGCAAAGCCATTTTGTAAAGCACTTCCTATTCCGTTGCCGACTATATCACCAAATATTGCTGCATTGGCCTCCCATACACCACCTAAGTCAGTAAAATACTTCTCAATAGCTTGGACTGACCCTTTGACGCTTTTATCAAAATCATTAATAAACTGCGGCTCTACGGGCTTTATCTTTATTTTACTTAAATCAATAACTTCTTTGGTTAGTCCAGTATTTATATCGTAAACAAGCCCTTCGATTTTGTCGAGCATTTTACGACGAACAACCGAAACCATTTTATCTAATCTATCTTGCTGAATGGCATTTGCCAACAATTCGCTACCTCCACCAGTTTGTATAGTAGCAACACCTTTTCCAAAAACTTGCGAAGGACTACCAATAGGACTGTTACTAAAAGCGGCAGGGTTATTAGCAATCAATTCAGCATCAAGACGTGCTTGCTTTATCATTGCAAGCCGTACTTTAAATAAATCCTCCCCCGCTTTGTTTTCTTTACGAAGTTGTTTTTCAAATTCCGACTCCCCTGTTGAGGGTTTACCAAGTTTGCCAAATGCTTCCAAGTCGGCTTTCTCTTTGTTGAGTCTGCCGATTTTCTCCATCAAAGCAATACCTTCTTTGCTCCGTGTAAAGCCAGTAGGGTCTTTTTTCTTTAGGTCATTTAATAGCGTCCTGTTTTTGTCAATTTCTTTGTTTATATCTTTTAATTGGGTCAGCTCTTTTGCCCCCAATCCTAATTTTTCTTGCGCGGCTTTTTTTGCTGTTTGCCGTTGGGTTATTTCCCCTTCGTAGGCTTGCTTTCTTAAAGTATAGTTTACCCTTATTGCCTCGCGCTCACGCTTGTAAGATTCTAATTGCTGACTATTTGCAGCAATATTATTATTAGGGTCTGCGGCTTTGTCTAAAAACTTCATGCGGTTATAATCCACATCAAGCCGTTTCTTTTGACTGGTAAGACTGGCTCCCGAGGCTTCCTTAATTGCCTCTACTTTTGTTATTTTTCTATATTTATCCTGACCCTTATCGTATCTTGATTTAGCATCAAATGCGTTATAAACTATACCTACTGGAGATATTCGCAAAACTGAATCTGCTATTCTCTCCAAATACCCACCTCTAACTACGCTCGCTGCACCATTAAGAATAGAGGCAAAAAAACCGTTAATATTAGACTCCCTACCAAAAGATGTAAGCATTAAATCAACCTCATTTCTAAGGTTGTTCATTGCGCCAGTAGTTGTTTCTAAGTTTTTGGCGTAAGAGTCTTTGGAAATTTTATCAAGACCTTGAGCAAGTTTGGGTAAAGCATCTTCCGATAACACCGCACCCGCTTTTAACAGGTCGTTGAGTTGGGCAGTAGTTACGCCCATTTCTTGCGCCAAAATATTGAAAGCCCCAGGAAGACGTTCTGATAATTGCCCCCGTAATTCTTCGGCCTGAACATTGCCCTTAGACATCATTTGCGATACCGCCAACAACGAGCCTTTAACCTGCTCATTGGATAGCATCATTGCCGACCCAGCCTTTACAATCGAAGTGAAAATCCTTTCGGTTTCTTTGCCTTCTAATTTAGTACCTCTCGAAGCTGCCGAAAATCCTTTGTAAGAATCTGCTAAGTCGTCAATTCTAAGACCCGTTTGTCTTGCAAGGGAAGTTACAAAAGAAAAAGCCTCCGCACCTTTTATAGTGCTACCCGTGGCCGTATCTAAGGCTATTTGAAGGCGGTTGTATCTTTCGGTTGTGGCCGATATTTCTTTTCCAACGGCAAGTAGCCCGTCTAATCCTGCACCAATAGCCGCACCACCTAAACCGCCTACTGCGCCACCCAGACCACCCAACGCGCCAGACTGCATACCAATAAGCGTAGAGGCAACGTCAGAAACATCCTTCTTAAAGAAAGCCATTTCTTTACGTTGCCTCTCTAAGCCTCTTGACCAAAACTTACCTTCCGCGTCTGCTCTTGAATAAGATTGGGCTAATTCAATATTTTTTTGAACCAACGCAGCCGTTGCCTCTCCCTGTTTTTTTAAGGAGTTGATAACTTCAATTTCTTGCGCGGTAAACTTTATATTAATTGCCATCTTTTTGCTGGTTCATTCGTTTAGCGGCCTCTCGCGCTTTGGCTATTAATTCCTCCGATGGTAGTTTCGACTTTATCGGTTTATCGTCAGGCAATGGGTAAACTTCCTCTCCTGAAATGGCGGGAGTATTTTCGCCACGATTGATATTATAGGTTAGTGCGTATTGCTCCCGAAAGAAATACGCCATCATTCCACGTTCACGGGTAACTTTTGTATTGTAGCCTTCAATAATGCACCACACATCCGCCCAATGAAGTCGCTTGTATTCCCAAGGTTTATACCCCAACTCCCCGCAGACAAAACTCTTTAGTCTGTACCACGTCCACGGGGTTGTTAGTTTTTTGTTTCTTCGGCCTGTTCTTCGGCTATTTCCTCCTGTGTTTCCTCTTGGTTAGAAGAAAGTAACACTTGTGAAGCCACCGCAACAAACGACGAAAGCAATGGGTAGTTGATTGGCCCTTTTGTGCCTTTTAACCACCCTTCAACTTGGGTAAGGCTATAAGGCATTTTTTCGCCTAAGTCCTCAAACCCTGCTTTTACAACGTGGTATAGCAAGCGGGTTGCCGTCTTAAACTGGCCTTTCCCTCTTACCAGAGTATAGTAGATATAAGGCAAGCCCGTTTCGGTTTCTTCGCAGAAGTCCTCTAAGGCTTCAATGGTAAAAGCCAAGGGGACTTTAACCCCTTTGGCTACTTCAATTGTTTTTTGCATAATTAAGCTGCGGTATAGTCGGCTACTGCGTCAGCACCCAATCCAATGTTGTAAGTAGAAGCATCCCCGTTCTTGTGGGCTACGTTGATAGACGAAATCATGCAACCTGTGTACTCTTGGCCTTTATCGCCAGTAGTAATACCCGCCCCAATACGAACGTCTAATTTCGTCTTTGCGCGCATTGCTCCACGAAAATCGGCAATAGAGAAGTTAGTAGCTTCATCCGTATTGTCGTAGATAAAATACACACCCCCAAGAGTGATTTTCTTCTCTCTTGTGCCGTAAAATTTCAAAGGGTCAACTCCGTTGTTGTCGCAATTGACTGAAATTTCGCTTGAGGTTTCATCTTCGGTAATACTGTTTGCACAACCTACCATAATCCAAGCAGTACTTACTTTGACGTAAATGAATATGCTTACGCCTTCTTCGGCCAGTGTTTTTGCCATCGCTGTTAATTGGTTAAAATAGTCATTTGATATACCTGCTTGACAAAGTGCATACGAGCCTCTTCGTCAAAGTCATTTTCTCCGTTCATTAGGCGAATATGGTGTACTACCACGCCCCCCGCAGTGCCTCTATAAAAGTTTAGCACTCTTTTTATTTCTACCCCAATGGTTTCAGCCGTTAGTAGGCTTTCACTCAAAACCGCTATTGCTACTTCGTTGTAAATAATACCGTTGCCGTTGTCGCAGTACTGAATGGGCTTTTCATCTACCATGTAGCATACCGACGGCTCAATCGCTCCCTGTGGTATCGGCCAAGGGAATACCCTTGTACCAATATACCCCTGTATGGTAGCATCGTTGGTCAATAGTGCGTATATGGCTTTTTCTATCATTGCTCTTGCCTAAATTCCTCTTGCATTGAGGCGTTTACCCCCGTTCCCAATCGTCGCTCAACCAAATCCTTTGTTTGCGTTTCGGCAGGTTTTGCAAACGGTTTGTGCCTCCAAAATCTTTTGCCAGTTATCGGCCCTTTTTCGGACAGGTGCGCTCTGTTGCCAGCGTTCCACTTACCTGCTACCATTTTCTTTCCAGACCCCACCAACCCTTTAATTTCATAGGGAGAATCCCGCACTACTTTTGTTCTAAGCGTCTTTTTTAATGCCCCCGTAGCATAGCCGTAGCTATTTCCAGGTTGTGGCACTAATCTTTCCATTACGTCCAAAGTGGGCTTAATGGCTTGCTTCATTATCTTTCTTGACGTAAGCCCTTGCTTACTCTGTGCCATCCGTTTGTACTTCTTTTCCAGATTTT